CTTTGGTATCAGACCACATAACATCCACATAGTTGGAGCAGCTCCTAAGATTGGTAAGACAGACCACCAGCATCAGCTAGTAGAACACTTGATTTACAAAGAGAACGCTAAGGTTGGTATGTTTGACCTTGAGAATGCACCAGCTAAGACAGCTAAGAAGCTAGCAGGTAAGCATGATAGGGTTGATTATAGTAGGCCAGATATTGAATATGATATAGAAGACTTACGCAATACGCTAACAGATATGAATGGTAAGGTAAGGTTCTATGACAGGTTAGCTAGCCGTGATTGGAATGATATACGTATAGCCATTGAAGAGATGCACTTGCTTGATGACATAAATATCTTTATCATTGACCCATTGACAGCATTGATTAGTAGGTATGCCAGTAGTGAAGCTAATGATAAACTCAATGAGATTATGACGGACATGGCAGACTTGGTTATGAAGTATCCAATCACAATATTTTGTTACAGTCATGTTAACCCTAAGCCTAAGACCTCTACACCACATGAAGCAGGTGGTAAGGTACTAAGTTCAGAGTTTACAGGTAGTAGAGCGATGGAGAAGTGGGCACATTATGGTCATGGTATTAGTCGAGACAGAACAGAGGATTGTGAACCAGCTCGTAAGAATATGAGTGAGTTCAGGATGCTATTTGATAGAGACTTTGGACAAGGGTACAGTTGTGATGTATACTTTGATGAGAGAACAATTACTTACTTAGAAGTGAAGGGGTACTAAAATGTTAGTGAATCAAGAGGAAAGACTATTAGACTATCTTAAAACCAACGGGAGTGTTAACCCATTGGATGCTTGGAAGGAGTTAGGAATCTATAGATTGAGTGCAGTTATCTTTCTACTACGTGAGAGGGGTTATAATATAGAGACAAAGAGGAATTCAATGCTAAACAAGTTTGAGGAGTTGTGTAACTTTGCAGAGTACGAGCTACAATTGGAGGCTTCATGAACGTAAAGGTAGTAGGTATCACAAAACCTTTGGTTGAGGGTATGGAGACAGCGGCAGAGTTAGTGAGTTACTGTGCAAGAGTGTCCAACCCTGATAATCAAATGAACTTTAAAACAAGTGGAGGGTTGTTAAAGTATTGTATTAAACATAAGCACTTCAGTATCTTTGAGATGGTTAATGTTGTGATGGAGGTTACTACCACTAGAGATATTGGTAGACAGATTCTAAGACACCGTTCATTCTCCTTTCAAGAGTTTAGCCAACGCTATAGTCAAGCCAGCCCAGACCTAGAGTTCAGGGAGATGAGGCTACAAGACACTAAGAACAAGCAGAACAGCATCAAGGGTGAAGATAGTATGGATTTTATAGGTATGCAAAAAGATGTGTGGTCTGTTGCGGCAACTGCATACTTATACAGCTTAAACAGTGGAGTAGCTAAGGAGCAAGCAAGGGCTTTACTGCCTGAGGGACTTACAAGTACTTCTATGTACATGAATGGCTCACTACGCTCTTGGATTACATACTGTACAGTAAGATGTGGTATTGAAACACAAAAAGAACATAGAGATATAGCTAAGGAGTGTGCTATACTCTTATTTAAGGACTTCCCATTCCTAGAAGAAGTTATGGGTGAAGTACTGCAAGATAACTATTCAGCAGAGGATTGAGTTGTATGGAATGTGTATTTGATATTGAGACAGATGGCCTAAACCCCACAAAGATACATTGTATGGTGATAGATGGTGTAGCTATTACAGATTATCAAGAGATGAGAGACTGCCTAAACAAAGTGTCAACCTTAGTTGGTCACAATATTATCCGATATGATATACCTGTACTAGAAAGGTTACTTAATATAACTATCAAGGCTACACTAGTGGACACTCTAGCACTGTCTTGGTACTTATACCCAACTAGAACTAGACATGGGTTAGCAGTGTGGGGTGAGGACTTCGGTGTCTCTAAACCTAAGGTTGATGATTGGGAAAACCTACCACTAGAGGAGTACGTAAACCGATGTAAGGAAGACGTTAGAATAAATACTTTACTTTGGAAGTTACAGAAGGGTGACTTAGATGCACTATATGAGGGTAAATACAATGACTTAGTAGAATACCTAACCTTCAAGATGACTTGTGCTAGAGGTCAAGAGGAGGAGAGGTGGAAGTTTAATGAGGCAGAAGGAGAAGAGTTACTAGCCTTGATGATAGAGAGACAAGACATTGCTAAAGATACACTACACTCTGTCATGCCAGAAGTTCCTAAGTATACTAAGAAGGTTAGACCTAAGGAGCCTTTTAAGATGGATGGTACTTTAAGTGTAGTTGGGGTACGTTGGAAGGAGTTAGTAGAAGAAAGGAATCTAGGGTTTGACTATCAAGGAGAAGTGCAGGTATTCCAAAAGAACTTACCACCTAATGCTAGTAGCTCTAAGCAGATTAAGGATTGGTTGTTCGCTTTAGGATGGGAGCCTGCTACTTATAACTTCGTAGATGATAGACAAGTACCTCAGATTAAAAACAGTAGTGGTATGTTATGCTCTTCTGTTGAGAATATGATTAAAGACCACCCAGAGTTAGCTAGTCTATCAGACTTGGGAGTACTTGGTCACCGTATAGGGATTGTCAAGGGGTTCTTAGAGTCAGCTAAGAAGGGTTATGTAGTAGCAGGGGTACAAGGACTTACAAACACACTCAGGTTTAAACATAAGACCTGTGTTAATATCCCTAGCTTACGTAAACCTTATGGGGAGGAGATTAGGAGTTTACTAACAGTTAGAAAGGATACTAATGAATTAATTGGCAGTGACATGTGCAGTCTTGAGGACAGGACTAAGCAACATTACATGTGGAGTCATGATGCAGACTATGTAAAAGAGATGATGGTAGAGGGCTTTGACCCACACCTAGACATTGCAGTAACAGCTAACATGATGACACAAGAGCAAGCTAACCAATACAAGGAGGGGGGTAAGACTGATGTTCTAGATAAGATTAGGTACAACGCTAAGACAGCTAACTATGCCTCTACCTATGGTGCTGGAGCAGCTACTATCGCAAGGCAAGCAGGTATGAGTGAGAAGGAGGCTAGGAAATTACACAAAGCTTATTGGGAACGTAACTGGAGTGTCAAGGCTATTGCAGAGGAGGGTGTAGTAAAGGTTGTTAAAGGTAAGTCATGGTTGTATAACCCAGTGAGTAAGTTTTGGTACTTCTTAAAGGCTGACAAGGATAAGTTCAGCACCCTTAATCAAGGGACAGGTACATTCTTATTTGATATGTGGGTTAAGGAACTAAAGAAAGGTGGGGTCAGAATACTAGGACAGTTCCACGATGAGGTCATTGCTGAGGTTAAGCAAGGGCAGCAGGAGAAGGTGAAAGAATACTTTAAGCTAGCTGTACAGGAAGTTAATAATAAGTTCAGCTTGAACAGAGTCTTGGATGTAGATGTACAGTTTGGTAAGAATTATGCAAGTATACATTAGCTTGCTTTATATTATAGAATGTGTTACAATAACAGTTGAGTTAAACAAGGAGAGTTAAGAATGGCTATTAAAAGAACAGGTGCAACAGCAAGTACAGACCAGAACGATATACTACCAGAAGGAGAGTATGAGGGTCGTTTAGTTTATGTAGCAGACTTAGGTATGCAGAAGCGGGAGAAAGATTTTGGTGAGGGTGTACGAGCACCTATCCAACAGTTATCACTAGGTATTGAGATTCTAGGACAGACTCGTACCTATGAAGGAGAGACTAACCCAATGCTTATGTGGACTAATGGCTTCAACATCCTTCGTACCCTAACAGAGATGGGTAATGAGCTTAAGCGGTTTAAGGTATTCTCTTCTTCAGCTAAAGAGGGACAGGTAGCAGATTGGGATTCTGTAATTGGTAAGCCTTGTAGTGTTCAAGTTGCTCACCGTGGTGGGTATGCTAACATCAAAGAAATCCTAGCCATCCCAGAGAAGTATCAGAAGGATGTAGCAGAAGGTGGTATTACTGATGGGTGTACTGGTGATGTAGATGATGAGGACAACCCAGCACAGAAGGCTATGTATGGCTTACCTCGCTGGTGTGTGGATAACAACCGAGTTAAAGAGGCCGACACAGCTCCAGACTTCTCCTAATAGGGATTGCGCCTATAGCTCAATCGGATAGAGCACCAGCCTTCTAAGCTGGGGGTTGCAGGTTCGATTCCTGCTGGGCGCACCAAGAAAGGTAAGACTATATGAAACTATTAATAGACTTAGACCCTATAGTATATAGAGTAGGGTTTGCTACACAACATAAGATGCCAGATGGGGAGACAGAAGCAGAACCCATACGGTACGCACTATCTACTGTTAAAAGATTTATGAATGGGTTATTAAAAGATACTGAAGCAGAGCACTATAAGGGATTCCTTACTGGTAAAAACAACTTTAGATATATAATAGACTCAGAGTATAAAGCAAACAGGAAGGGGGTTGGTAAACCAGTACACTACCAAGCAATAAGAGATTATCTAGAGAAGAGTTATAACACTGAGATTGTAGATGGTAAGGAAGCTGATGATGCGCTAGCTGAACACCAAACAAACGAGACAGCAATAGCTACAATAGATAAAGACTTATTGATGGTGGCTGGAAAGCACTACAACTACGTTAAGAAAGAGTGGCAAACAGTAACACCAGAAGAAGGTACTAAGTTCTTCTACAAGCAGATGTTGATGGGAGATAAGGTAGATAACATTCCAGGTATTAGGGGTATAGGACCTAAGACAGCAGACAAGCTGCTAGAGGGAACGGATAGAAAGGATTGGGATAAGTTAGTAGAAGAGAAGTATGAAGAGTTCTTTGGTGAAGGGTGGTTTAACAGAATGGTACAGAACACTCAGCTCTTGTGGA